TCGCCAAAATTCGGGAGGTCTTCACGCCATACCTGCGCGCCTGGGACGGGGCAGCCTCCAACTACGCCGACACCGACGCCTATTGCGCGGCCTGCCTCATTGACGTGAACAAAGCCGCCGGGCGCGACGAAAAGGCCCAGACCCATTGCAAACTCCCTGTCAAATCGCCTGGAAGCAGTGACTATGACTTTGAGGGTATCCAGGCCGCCGCCGGCGTGCTGGCCGGCGCGCGGGGTGGTGTCTCGAGGCCCGACGACGTGCCAGAAGACGCCTGGGACAAAGCGATCAAAAGCGCGGCCAACACGATCATCAGCCAATACAACGCCAACGATGAAACCGCTCCTGATGGCGTGTACGAGGCGGCGGGCAAGGCCCCGCCGGCAGAGCGCTCGATGGCCCTGGGCCGCGTCTACCAGCAGGTAGATACCGCTCTCTATAACCTGGACAGCGGTGGCGGTTGGCCCTGGCTGCTCGACATCTACCTGGACGACGGCGCGATGTACGCCCTGGCCGCTGCGGGCGGCCTGCTGTACCGCTACCCGGTCACGGTGGATGGCGAGACCGTGAGCCTGGGCGAGCGGCAACAGGTGACTGAGATTCACCAGCCGGTCGGGCGCGGGGGGATTCGCGTCCACCGCCAGGCTGACGGGCGTTACCGGTTTACCTTGATCGCCGCCACGGCGGTCCTGAACCGGGTGGGGGAGATCGACAGTCGTGAGATGTTCGCCAATTTCGTCAGGCGCGCCGAGGAGACGGGCGACTATCCGGTGTATCAGTTCTATCACCAGGGCGACCGCCTGCGCATCGGTCAGGTCGATTTTCTGGCCGTTGACGACGCGGCCTATATTGCCTCCGGTCTCTACGACGATGAGGCCGAGAACCGCCTGGCCGGGGCGGCCCGGCGACGGGCGCAAGACGAGGCGGACTACTGGGGAAATTCCATCGGCTTCAACCCCATTGGCGACCCTGAAATGGTCGAGGTCGCCGACGGGGTGCGGGTGCCGGTTTTTCGGGATGGAGTCAACGTTGAAATTTCGATGTTGCCAGAACAAGATGCGGCGGCGTGGTTTACGGCGCTGCGGGCTACTAGCCAGGAGGTACGACGTATGAATGAAAAAACCAAGCAAGCTTTGGAGCGGTTGCTGGCCGATGACCCCGACGCGCTGGCCGAGTTCGAGGACCTGGTGGACCGCACCAACGAACGCGCCGCCGACCTGGTGACGCGGGATGCGGATGCCGAGACCGAACCGCCAGCCGCCGAGGGTGCCGAGGCCGAGCGGGCCGCCGAGCCAGAAGCGCCCCAGGAGCCAGAAACGGCGGAAACCGAGACGGTTCGGACCGTTGAGCTGGACCAGGACGCCCTGGACGCGATTGTGGCGCGGGTGCTCGAGTCGGAGGACTTCCGCAAGATCGGGGAAACCCTGGACGCGGTAAACGAGACCCTGGAGGCCCTGGGCCGCCAGGTGGCCGAGAACCGCCAGCGGGCCGACCGGGACGCCAGGATGCACCGCGAACGGCTGGAGGCGCTGGAGCTGGACGACGATGAAAAGCGCCGCCAGTGGCAGGCTGACCTGCCCGCGCGCCAGCGAGTACAGGTGACCTACCGGCCCCGCGACGCCCACGCGCCCGAGGATGGGGAAGGACCGGCGCTGGCCGACGTGGCCGCCGGCACTTTGTCGAGTATGGACGACTAGGCGCGAGCCTGGTTTTTGAAATGATCGAGGAGGGGTGATTATGCCTCAAAAACAACGACTGACCGAAAGCACCCTGGCGACCATCTACGGTTGCTGTGGGTTGTTCGATATGTGCGCCGACCAGGACTTGATGAGCCTGTCCTTTGAGGGCACCAGCAAGTTCCTAGACTGGCTGGGCTGGGAGCGGACCAACATCTGCGTGGTCAAAAAGTCTTTCATCACCTGGGTCCGGCCCGAGTACACCGGCGGGCGAGCGACCGCCGGCTACCTGGCCGATCCCTGCGCCGAACCCAACAGCGTGCAGTGGGGCGAGTGCGACTTTACCCTGGAGGACTGGGGCCGCCTGCGCCGCGCCGGCCCGGTGCGCGACATCACTAAAACCGACGTGCGCTACTGCGAAGCCCAGCCACGCTATCGCCTGGACGGCTCGCCCATCAGCGACGACCGGGAGTATGACATGGTGATCGCCACCGAGGTTTTGCTTCAGGATCTGAAGCGGCTCATCGTGACCGGCAACGGTGCGACCGGCGGGCAGTTCGACGGCCTGCAACAGCTCGTGGCGACCGGCTACGTCAACAGCGCCGGGCGACGCTGCGAGATCATGGACAGCATCGTCGTGGACTGGAACTCCAACGGCACGGACGGGGGCGCGGGCGTGACCTGGAACGGGAATGCCGTCGCCGCCACGTTCAACCTGGTTGACGTGCTCCTGGCGATCTACCGGCGCATCGTCCAGCGTATCTCGTGGGCTCCGCCGTTGGCCGCGCGAGGTCTGGCCGTGGGTGACATCGCCATCGTGATGCCGACCGACTTCATCGACTGCCTGCTCAACGCCTACACCTGTTGGCGGGTCTGTGACGGCGGTCAGTACGATGAGACGGTGCTGAACTCGCTGGAAGGCCGGCAGTTCCGCGACACGCTCAACGGCGGGATGTTCGGTGCCGGGCGCATCTTCCTGCACGGTTTCGAGGTGCCCATCATCCCGTATGACTGGGGTCTCATCAACGGCCCGACCACGTTCGATATGTACGTCCTGACCGGTCAGGTTGGCGCGATCAAGCTCGTGCAAGGCCAGTACAACGATATGGCCCCAGTGACCAAGGCGCGCCCCGACCGGTATTACACCGACGGCGGGCGACTGCTCACCTGGAGCGATGACGACGAGACCTGCGAGCGCCAGGTGGTCGAGATGCAGCCACGCCTGTTGTGCTGGGCTCCCTGGGCTCAAGCGCGCATCCAAAACGTGCGCTGCGCCACGGTTGCCGGGCCGCTGTCGCCTGACCCGACGGACACCAGCTTCTTCCCCGAGAGCTCCTTTAGCGTAGCGGCTTGCCCGTAGCGTAGGGCCTGCCCTGAGCTTGTCGAAGGGGACCTGTAGGGATGATCTGAGTAAAACAAGGGGGAACGGGTGGCTAATCCCGCCCGTTCCCCTCTCTAAAAGCGTTCTGGAGAGCGTGTGGAAAATCTGACCATCGTTGTGCCATTCTGGAACGGTCGCCAGTACCTCGACCGGCTGCTGGATAGCCTGCCGCCGGGGGTGCCGGTGATCGTAGTCGATGACCACAGCGACGAACCTTTACAACTCGACCGCGATGGCGTGCGGGTGATCCGCCCGCGCCGCAAGGGCTTTTTCAGCGGGGCGGTCAACGCCGGCGCGGACGCTTGCCCCGGCTCTGACTTTCTCATCCTCAACCAGGACGTGTGGTTTGAGGGCGACGGCTGGCTGGCGGCGCTGGAGCGCTGGCGGGATGAATACGCCGTGATCGGTGACCCGGTTTACGGTCACCCGGCCTGGCCAGAGGGCTACGCCCAGGGCTCGTTTATGTTCGTGCGCCGCGACGCCTGGGAGGCCGTGGGCCAGTTCAACGCCCGCGACTATCCATTGTGGGGCTCGACCTGCGAGTGGCAAGTGCGCGCCTGTCGGGCAGGCTACCGTGTCAAGCTGCTGCGCGCGGGCCAGTGGATGCGCCACCAGGAGCGCGAGCGTTTCGGGTCGGCCATCGAGGCTGCCCTGGCGCGCTGGCCCAAGCGGACGCGGCGCTTCCTGCACACGCCGCCGGCCGTCAGCGTGATCATGCCGTGCTTTAACTACGGGCGTTATGTGGCTGATGCGGTCAACTCGCTCATTGGCGGCCCGACCTGCCTCGGCGAGATGCCGGGCCAGACCTTCCCGTCCTTCGAGGTGGTCATCGTGGACGACGCCTCGACCGACGGCGAGACGCCCGACCTGTGCGATGCCGTGGCCGACCCATGGAAGGGCGTGCGCGTCTTACATCTGCCCCGTAACAAAGGTTGCCCCGGTGCGATCAACGCCGGGATCGAGGCCAGCTATGGCGCGGCGATCCACGTTTGCTCGGCTGACGATATGCGCGAGCCCTGGTGCCTGGAGACGATGTATCGGGCGCTGGTCGCCCATCCCCACAGTGCAATCTATGGGGACATCCGTATCTTTGGGCACGGGGGGCGCAAAAAGGGCCTGAAGCTGCTTGAGTATGATTTTGACGAAATGCTCTACAAAAACCCGATGTCGGCGGGCATTATGTACGCCCGCGAGGCGTGGGAGGCCGTGGGCGGCTACCCTGAGTCGATGCGCTTCGGGCGCGAGGACTGGGCCTTTAACATCGCCCTGGGGATCGCGGGCTATTGCGGTCACAAGGTCGATTGGGGCCAGCGCGGGCCGGGCTTGCTGGGCCGCCGTGAGGGACACAACCGCAGCCTGCGCAACAAAGGCCCCGAGTGGCGACAGAGATTTTTAGGACAGTTGCGGGCCTTGTACCCGCAGATTTATGAGGGAGAGCGACCGATGGGATGTTGTGGCGGTCGGGGCGAGCGAGCCCCAGCCAGGCGCGGGCGTGTGGCCAGCGTGCCCCGCGATTTGCCAGGCAAGGACGGGATGGTGGCTTTGCAGTACGTGGGTGGAAATTACGGGATCGAATCGTGGTACGGCCCCGAGACCGGCCAGCGCTACCGGGCCGGGTTGAGTCAGCCTGTCATTTACGTAGACGCCCGCGATGCGCCGGGCCTGCTGAAAGCGATGGAGGGCCGGCGGCACGTGTTCAAACCGCACCAGGCCGAGGTCAACAAGGTCGAGGTGCCCGCCGCCGAGGCCGCGCGGGTCAACCCTGGCGTAGTCGAGCCACCGCCCAACGAGGGCTTGATCGGGACACCGCCCGACGAGGCCCAAACCGAACTTCCCAACCGGCGCAACGATGGCGAGCTGGACACGGGCGAGCTCTTGGAGCTGGCCGAGGCCGTCCAGGCAACCCGCGATGACTTGACTGTCGTCAAGGGCGTG